ACAGCTTCAGCTGTAAATACAAACTCATTCTTTGATAATCTTGCAGGCACATCGTCTGCTTTTTCCATACGACCAATAGGCACAAACCCACCTTCAGCTCTTAAATCCATTTCTTGTCCGCCCATATCTAACAAAGGCATTGTCTTCTTAGCTACCGGTTCTACTTCTCCACCTTCAGCAAAACTGAATTCAGAACCTGCTATTCTATTATATAATTGTGCATTACGATTTAATCTATTCGCTGCATAATATGCATCAATATCAAACTCATCTTCTTTTTTACCAAATAGTAAAGGTAATATAGATGCGCCTAATATACCTGTCAAA